TAAAAATCTACCCCTTTTATCAGGGCTAAACGCTACCTTAGTATCTTTAATTCCATTCTGCCAATAAAAGTTCCCTCTTGTTAAATGATGCTCTAGTATTAAAGAGTCGTTGTAGTCTATCTGCTGGTATATCTTTGTAAGATTAAAAAGAGAAGACTTGCTCTCGTCTCTAAATGCGTGTGATTCTGTTCTTGGGAACTGTCTGTAAAATTCGTTCAGCGCATCTGCATCTGATTTTAATGAATCTACTTCAGCTTGCCAATAATCTATAGCTCCGTTAATAATCCACTCTCCATCAACACCTTTGCATTTTTCTTTTGGAGCTCTAAGAACAGGCTGCCCATATATATCTATAAAACCTTCCATGTTCATTTCCATAGGAATAAACAAAGAATACATACCACTCTTAGTTTGTCCGTTGGCGTTTCTTTTAGTTACATCAGAGTCTTCGTAAAGCTTCTTAAAATTACTACCACCCTTATCTAATGCATTTGAGGTAGAACCCATCAAGCACTTGCCTATTATCTTACTACCTAACCTCAAACAGGTTTTAGTAACCCTCCAGTTGTTAAGGATATTGTTTGGTTTTATCCACTTACCACTTTCATCGTGGACTAACAACATAAGCTTTTCACCATCATAGGAGTTGTCATCTGTATTCTTCCAGTCAATAGTGGTGTCAAGACCTGTGAGCTCTTCATCAACACTATCGTACATATTTTTCTTTGTTATCTTAGACGCTGGTATCCTAAAGGCTAGTTCAGTCTTTGGTTTATCCATACCGTCTTGTATGGGTTTAAAAAAGAACGGAAGTCTATTAGATATAGGAACTACTTTATCTGTAAACATCTTTTTAGAATCCGCTCCCGTCTTTGACAGTATACCTACCCTAGAATCTTTTGCTAGTGTTCCTGCGTTTACACACTCTGAAGAGCCCATAAACGAAAACCCTGAACGTCTAATCTTCAAGTATATCATTCCAAACGCTCGCTTATCAGCTTTACACGCTTCCCAAAAAATATAAAATATCCTGTTAGCTTCTCTGTAGTCTGGATATCCAACATCAATTGCTGACCATTGTAAATACATATAATGTGAACCAGTAATGTAAGTTGGCTTACCATTATTCATAAACCAATGCCCCTCTTCTCTGCTGTCAAACTCAGACTCAATATAATCAACCCATTTAGATTTAAATGGAGTTGGCATTTCGTTCCACTGAAATATAGAGTATATCCTAGATAATTCTTTGGGAAGTTCTTGTCTTTCCCAATACTGTTCTGATTTAGTTTTAGACCTTGAGAAACAATTTTTAGGAGCTACAGGCAAGCCTATCCTTAACCCTGATATTTCCACAACATCTCCGAGCATACCATTTTTAGAAATACAAACAAAGTCATACTTATCATTGTATCCATACTCCCAGGTCTTGGCTCTATTTTTATTAGCCAATACACCTTTGGGTATGTATCCATCTAAAACTTGTAGCTGCTGCGTTCTTTAATCTATCTGCCGCCAGCTCATCTTCTGGGTCGTGCTTAATAATATCTTCTTTAGCAACTTTAATAAGCTGTTCTACAGCCTTTCTTCCTGCTTCAATTATTTTTTTCTTTAGTTCTTCTGATTTCATAGACACATTGTAATGTGGTGGTCATACATTCTATATAGCTTCTGTCCGTCTACATTAAACTCATATTCAGTATCTGGTCGAAACGTAACTAGGTCGCCTTCTTTTATGCCCTGCTCTTGTAATGTTTTATTTATGTATTTCATTTTACCCATGAGCGGCTCTTCGGCAAAAGGCTTGTGTATATAAGATTCAGTAACTGGTACTGGCTCTACAAAACAATACTTATCGTGGCAATACCACTTATTGTTTTTATTATACATATAAAACTGCTGATTGTCTACAAAAAACAAATCATCCATAAAAAAACTTTTACCGCTCTTTTGCCTACCCTTCATGTCGTTGTAAAACTTAAAAACATTATGATGAACTAAAAGCATATCTCCTGGCTCTATATCTCCATTGTATCCTAAAGGAGTAGAAACAACAATAGCCTCTCTGTTAGAAGCTATATGGTTTTCTTCTGAGGTGCTAGTTATAAAATCTACACCTCCTATTTCTTTTGAGTTGTTATATCTTTTACCCTTTGTGGGTTTTACTATAAAATAAAAAGGTGACCTCATTAAAAGTTTATATTATATTCTACGGATATAGGCATAGTTGAATTAAACTCTTTCCATAAAAATATTTCATCTGCTTTTTGAATCCATATTTTTATTGAGCCTTTCTGCTCGTCTTCTTTTATTAAATGAATGCTGTGTGAACCTCCAAGTATTTCTTGTCCTACAATATAGTGCATTGCGCTAGACTTATAGTCTGGACCTATTGATATCTTTCTAATCTGCATTGTATTAAATTTATTAATACAAATATAACGATTATTTGCCTGGAAGTTTTACTCCTATCTTATCTGCCGTTCTCGCTCCAAAGTATCCGCAAAGAACCCATGTGAGAAGAGATGCTGTATCTGAAGTTTCTAATCCCATATACCATCCTCCTACATAAGCGCCAACTAAAGTTACCAATGTTAAAGGTCGTACGTTACGAGCAAGCCAGCTCTGGCTTCCAGAATCTGCCACCCAACGTCTAGTTACGCCATCTATCTCTGCGCGCTCGAGTCTTAATTTTTCAAGAGCTATTCTTTTGTCTCCCTCACTAAGCTCGTTATTTCCGCTGATAAGCTCTGATATTACATTGCCGGGAAGTATAGCATCACCAACAATACCTAGTATCGAAGGTGCTTTCTCGATAAGAAACTTTCCTACCCCTGTTTCTTTAAATGGTTTTTTACCTTTACTCATATTACTCGATATGAAGTTTTACCATTTACTCGCTCTGCTCTTAAACAGCGCTTTCTATTTTCATCTTCTGAAACATAACTTACATGAATCCAATCTGGGTTTGTATCATCACCAAACTCCCATATAAGCTGGTCAAAGCTTAGATTTTCTTTTATGTATTGATACATCTCAGCATTTGTTTTATGACCAAATGTATCATCCAGGTCAATAGCTCTACCCTCACAATGTTGCGAGCGTGAACTTCCACCGATAGCTCGGTTCAATTCTTCACATCTGTAAAAACTGTTGATTCTTATAGGTCCACCTACATATTTTCTAAGAGGCTCAAAAACATTATAAGCGACACCAACCATATTAGTAAAAGCATAATCACTTGGTGTATTATTTATTCCTAACCGTAAAGCGGTATTAGATTTATTTCCTTCTTTGTAAGATATATGTTCACTTATTCTTTCCATACATTAAGTACCATTTATGGATTGTGTATCCAATTGATACTAAAAGTAATAAAATTTTTAGTACTACGTCTATCTGAGTCATAGAAACTCCTAAAACTAAACTATTTATACCTAATATTTTTATGTCGTTAATATTCATTATGCTGTATAAGTACCACTCCCGGTATAAGTTAATATTGTATCGCTGCCGTCTGTCGTGACTGTTGGCGAACCTGTGGTTGTGCCAGTATATTTAGAAGTCAACATTCTTAAAACAACAAGACCCGAACCTCCTGAACCTGTGTATCCATTTGTATTAGCACCACCGCCACCCGAACCAGTGTTAGCAGTTCCTGAACCTGCGCTTGCATTATATCCTGCCGCACCATTACCAGCGCCGCCTGAACCGCCTGAACCGGCAGAACCAAAACCTGAGCCGCCGCCGCCGCCAGCCCTTGTACCTGCACTTCCAGTAATTGATGAAGATAGTCCATTTCCCCCATTTCCTCCATATAAACCGCTACTTGTGCTTGAAGCTGTACCAGCGGCTCCTGCGCCACCGCCGCCGCCACCAGTGCCGCCTTTTTGCGATGCACCTCCATCTGAACCTTGTCCAGTAGTTCCGGCACCGCCGCCTTGTCCATAACCGCCACCTGAACTACCGCCACCACCGGAACCTCCAGTAGCACCACTATAATATTGAGCCGCACCTCCACCAACTGAAGTCAAAGATACTGTACCTCCTATAATTGAAGAATCTTGTCCACTAGTCCCAGCGCCTGAACCAGCGCCGACTGTTACGGTGTAAGTTGTGCCTAGTGCCATTTCAAGTTGACTTTCGACTGGTGAATTTCCACCTGAAATATTTCCAGTTCCG